ACTTAAAATAAATAGCTTGGATGCCAACTAATTCAAGAACTTAAATTTATGGACCTTGAAGATTTTGGTGTACAAAGGGCTAAGCGCGCGGTACAATGTTCGTAGGTCATAGTAGGAGTCAACGATGGGCAGGATGTCAGACGAGGATAAGAGTCAGTTCAAGCTGCTTGGGACCGGCAACGACTGTTACTTCTGTGGAGGCGAGAAGAAGGGCTACGACACGACCCCGCACCGAAGTATGTTGGACCGTGCCCCTGAGTCGATGGAGCGGGTCAGGGTCGCCGTCTGCGCCAAGTGCGGACAACGAATCCACTACGCGAATATCGTGTTGAACCATGCCACGAAGCGCGAGGGGGCACCTCTTGGTCTGATGACCCTTGAGGCGAAGACCCGATTGTGCAGTAATATGCCGTGGCAACGGTCGAAGGGCGGTACGCCTAAGTTCGTGCTCCAAGAAGACGGTCTGATAGTGCCCGGCCTCACCACTGTGGACGGTGACACGTTCTACGTGGACGGAAAGGTGTGGTCCTTGGCCGAGATGAGGTCCGTTCAAGGTCCGATGGCGCTGAGGATGGTCGGAGCTAATACGAGTCTGGTTGAGGAGTGTTTCTGGAGCCTGGTCGTTGCGGACGAAGCGACTAAGGTGATCGATGTGGACAAGTGCAAGGCCATCCTGGAGATCTGACATGCACATTCCTAGCAGAGGATACATCGTAGGCACCGCCTCGTGCATGATCAATCCCCACAAGATAGGTCGAGTTCTATGGGCCGAATCTCCTCGAGGATACCTGGTGCCACTGGACCTCCACAACCGGTTGATTGAGGACGACGAGAAGGCCCTGGATAAGCTGTGCAAGCTACTGCTCATGACGAGGAAGCTGCATTCGGCCTTGGACCTGATTAGAACCTTCGAGTGGGCCGATATGGAGGCGATTAAGCCCTGGCTCATCGCCAGCATCGAGAGTCGCACTGACGCTCGGTCCATGCAGGCCAACGGTGAGTGGGCCGAATTCTGGAATATTCAGGAATAGAGGTGTGTACATTCTGGCTATTCCGTGATATAATAGTCGTGAGCAGTTGTTAAGTTCAAAGTAGGTACCCACAATGTACTCAGAGCGCTCTGAATGCGCTCTGAGTAAGCCACGTAGGGGCTAGCCCGTAGCTGCACCAAGGCTAGCTTTGGAACTAATTCAGAGCGCTCCGGAGAGCTCATGGCACGATATAGGCGGCGTAAGAGGGTTTCTGGCTGGACGATGCTGGGCGTCGCCATAGTGTTAGGTTTTCTGCTCGGACCTGTGGTGCTCGGAATTTGCTTGTTCATCGCGGTGGCAAAGGCGCTCAGCGAAGCGGATTGATCCTACGTGCGTGTACGCGTTATTGAATGGTGTGGAGCTTAGATCATGGGCCGATGAATTAGGGGGTGTACAAAACTAGCTACGTGCTGTATAGTATGTCTACAGTCAATCAACGATCAGCCCCGACTGTGGCTAATCCCAACCAAGGAGTCACAAGATGTCCCAGAACGAATCCAGCACCCCGGCCGAGACCGGCGCCGAAGCGAAGACGGCCGCCGCGCCGAAGGAAATCATCCGCGGCCGCATGCCGGTCGCCGTGGTTGCCCTGGCCCGCTTCAATCCCATCGTCAAGGATCTGGCCACCAAGGCGGCCGCCGACAAGCTCGGCACCACCGTGGGCAAGGTCGACGACATCCGCAAGAACCGCAACTTCTCCTACGTCACCGAAGCGTTCAAGCCGACCGAGCAGCAGAAGGCCGACGGCATCGCCTGGCTCGAGCGTCACCCCACCGGCGCCGAAGACCTCATCCAGGCCCTGAAGGACACGCCGGTCGCCACCGCCGAAGAAGCGGCGGCCTTCGAGCAGACCCGCGCCGCCAACCGCGGCCAGTCCGAGAAGACGCAGACCGGTGAAGTGGCCGATGCCGGCGGCGGCAATCGTCGCGGTTCCGGCAAGTCGAAGGGCCAGGACAAGCCGGCCGATACCCAGGCCGATCCGAAGGGCACCGGGGAAGCGCTGCTCGCCTGATCCAACGGGCGCCGGACCCCCTGCACCGGCCTCCGTGGATGGAACCCGCCTCTTTCGAGGCGGGTTTCTTTTTGTCCGAAATATGAGAAGGGCCGCCGAAGCGACCCCTGTATACTCGATATTCACTCTAATTAGGCCGTACGCAGATGATCGATCAGGGATTCGACAGCCTCTTTGTCGGATTTACTGTGATCAGATAGGCCGAACATGTCTGCAAATTTCATCGATACGTCTTCATCGAATTCGTGAAGCGCCGTATGAAGATTCATCATGGCGGTGTGAATGGCTTCGATGTCTTTGTCCATTTGAAACTCCGATTGTTTAGGATGGTACTATCATAATATCACGTATGTGATAAAATGTACACGCCTTTAATTAGGGATACACGACGAAATTCGACCGTGTCCCGAGCATTGTCGCTGTTGAGGGGCCCTCCAGCATAGCCCCAGGGGAAGGGTTCGCGCCGCCCTCGGAGCATCGGGCATCGTTCCTCGTGATTCGGGGCGCCTCGAAAGCGCCCCGAATCGACCCATGTAGTGGCTCAGAACATCTCGTGAGAACCATCTTCGTACCACCTGGCTACGAGATCGTAGTGCGGCAGGCTAAGTGCATCGGTGCACGCGAGGATGCACTCCTCCTCGATGGCCGGATGGTCCACGAAGGCCACTGTACCCTCGAGGAACGTCGACTTGAAGGTCTCTTTGGTCATGGCTCACAGCTCCTCTGTGAACTTGACTCGCATGGAGCCAAGTGCTTCGTACTTCGCGGCAAGCTCCTGGACTTCCCCGAGGAACTCCCGCATCTGGAACACGTCCTTCTCCTCGCAGATCACGAGGATCGCTTCTTCGACTGGCATGGTACACTCCTACCATGCCCTCCATCTGTGGAGGGCATGGTGCTTAGTGGCGTCACTCCTGGTACGAGGGACCAGGCACGATGTCCGAGTAGTCCTGGACGTCAGGGTACTCGAGTTCCGGCAGCTCGGAGGGCATCATGCGAGCATGCCCCAGAGGTTGCGCCACGTGCGAGGGGCGTTGCGCTTGCGCATGTGGGACTGCCAGGGCGACTCCCGGGAATACCTCGGGCTGATCTGGGCTGCAGGGGCGCCGTGCATCGGCACCAGGGTCCATTCGCGCTCCATGGAGCGCATTTCCTTGCGGGTCATGGTGACCTCCTGTGGTTGAGTTGTGGTGGAGGGGGATCTAGTCCCTCCTAGAAGCGCCCTGGAGAATTAGGGCGCTTCTAGGAGGGACCTCCCGAAGGAGGTCCCTAGGTACCTCAAGCCGCTTCTTCCTTAGCGGCATCGCGAACTTCCTTGTGGATGTTCTTGAACGTGAAACCCTTTCGAGCCGAGTAGACCTGTCCGTAGGACAGTCCGAGTTCCTTCGCAGCCTCATTGTGAGACTTTTCCTTGAGGTCACCCATGATCACACGACGTGCATCGTCGTCGACCATGGTGCGTTCGGACTTGGGACCACGGTCCCGAGGCTTCGTGTCGCCGAGTGCGTTGAGCGCGCTGATGACTTCGTTGAGCTTTTCAGCGATCTCGCGGTTCGAAAGCTTGCCTTCGAGGTTGAGCATCTCGATCATGACGTTTCTCCAGATTTGTGTGAGAGCGGATTCGTCCCACAGTGGACGAACCTCAGAGTGTGGACATCTCGATCCACAAGAGCATTGTACCACATGTTTCCAGCCTTGTAAACAGCTAGATTCCTGGGTCCGAGCTCAGCAGTGCAGTACTGCGGTACTGCACTACTCAACTAAGTCTCAGATGCCGTAGCGAAGTTCCAAGATCTTCGCTCGATCCCGAGCTGTCATCCTATTTCCGTACAACGACTTTTCCCGAATAGCCCGAGCAGCCTCTTCGGCCTTTGCTCGATCTATGATGCCATTTGCCAATGCTTCGTCGATCTTCTTCTGAGCTTCTGAGATTGTCATCTCGAAGTTCCTTGTTGTTTGACCATGGAATCATTGTACACTGATTTTAGATCGATGTGTTAAATAGATGTTAAAAAGCGAAAATAATCTGATCCGTTTATGTTCCGTTAATAAAGCGTTTTCCTACCATAGTGCGAAGTTCTATGTGTTAAGAAGTTGTTAAACATCGAATATCGTTTATGTTCCGTTAATGTTCGGCAAACGATAGTGATTGTCATTTATCGATGATAATCACTATCATTCTCACTATAGTATGAGATTAGTATTTCAGTACTACGGTACTGCAGCAAAGCACTATGCCAGTACAGCGGTAGTGGTGTGGTGCAGTACTGAGGTATAGCAGCGAATATGATAATGATAACTATTATCATTCTCTATATACTATGAGATTGATATCTATTATCAATCTCATATCGTAATGATATTGATGTAAATGATAGTTATTATCGATATCATAGATATATGAGATTGATAATAGATATCAATCTCATATCGTAATGATACTGATGTAAATGATAATTATTATCGTTCTCAGGGGGCCCTGAGACCGTGGGCCCAGGGGCTCAGTTGACGACGGATTTTTTCGTTCCCAGAGATTCGCGACATTACCGATGTGCATAATGCTTCGTGCATGGTTTGCAGTACACAGTACGACCGTCTGAACGCTTTCTGTCCTTTCCAAATTCACTCACGGACTTAAGGACGCGACATCTACGACAGGTCTTATTCAAACCGTCGTCTTCCGGATAGGCGCGCAAAGTGGCCAATCTCTTGTTTTCACCCGACGATACGATTTGCAGGTTAGACCAATGGTTATTAGTTCGAATATTATCAATGTGATCCACCTGGCTGCTTCGATCTTCGAGGTCGAGTCCTAGCCATAAATGGGCCACTAGGCGATGGGCATAGTACCTAGTTCCTCCGAAATTATAGACTACATAACCATTCGCATCGATCCTAGGAGACAGGTGATTTCTCTCCGACGCACTTCGCACTTCGCCGGATTCAGAAACGACCAATTCTCCGAATACTCTCCACTCCATAATTCGCCCCTTAAAATGATTTACCATAACTATAACCTAAATGACTATCCAAGTACATACTCTAGATCTTGGACCCTTGACCGAGGCTGTTTACCGGACGTCTCCTCTGTGGTATCATGTACGTGTGCACCTAGGGGAGTCCCAACCATGAGCTCAGCACTTGCCCACCAGGCCGAGGCCCCTGAGCCCCTCGCCCGGAGAGAACAGCTCCTCGGCATGATCCAGAAGGAGTTTCCGGGCTATCACCCACTGGTCAGCATCGCGCGCATCGCCCACAATGACGGCGCCGATCTGAAACTCCAGTTCGAGTGTCACAAGACCATCGCCAAGTACGTGGAGCCGGAGATCAAGTCCATCGAGGTCAAGGGTGAGCTCGGCCATCGGCACAAGGTCTCGGTCAGTCTCTTCGAACCTGTGGACGCGGGTTTCACACCTGTGCTCGAAGGTGAGCTGGTGAAAGAGGCGGCAGGTATTCCGGCGCCGGAACTGCGGCATGGGGAGTCTGAGCACCAGACTGTGGACCGTGTCGTGGGGCACTGGTGATGGGAGAGGTCATCGACATATCCTCGAGGAATCCTGATAGGTGGGTTTCAGGCCCCATGCTCTGCACGGCGTGCAAGCATGAGTGGAACGGCGTTGTGCCGGCTGGCATGGTGTCTGGCTGGGAGTGCCCTGAGTGCAAGTGCGTGAGGGCTGTCCTGAAGTATCCGGTGATACCTCCTACCATATGGACCTGCAAGTGTGGCGGAGACCTGTTTCACCTTACTCCTGAGGGAGCCCTGTGCAGAGAGTGTGGAGCCGAGGCCAATGGCTGGCAGGGCTAAAAGCAAGTTCTGGTCGATGCACGGCACTCATCGGCCTACAGGGGTCAGGTTCGAGAGCGGCTTTGAGAAGCAGTTCATCGACCAGTGCTACATGCAGGGCATCAAGGTAGCTCGGTGTACGGTCGTGGTGCCGTACGTGGACTCGGAGGGCAAAGTTAGAAGTTATGAGCCGGATTTTGTCTGGACCGACTTCGACTACGTCATAGAGATAAAGGGCGCGTGGGCCCTCCGAACGAATCACGCTTGGGTCAGAGAGAAGTTTCTGGCGGCTCAAAAGCACTTTCACGGGAGGTACACGCTGTTCACCGAGCGGGAATTGAGGAGAGGGTACGTGGCTGATCTTCACAGGAGACTCGTGCATGGGGACTGAGTTCAAGCTCTATCCGCCCCAGCAGCGCACTCTCGTCACACCGGCCAAGGAGATCCTCTACGGTGGCGCTGCGGGTGGCGGTAAGTCGTACCTGCTGAGAGTGGCCAGCATAGTGTACTCGCTGGAGATACCCGGGCTGATCACTTACCTGTTTCGCCGGACGTTCAAGGAGGTTCTGAGCAACCACGTTCACACTCCAGGTGGCTATCTGGAGATGTTGAAAGGTTTGATCGACTCCGGAGACGTGATTTACTCCAAGTCTGACTACTCGTTCACGTTCTACAACGGCTCCAGGATCCAGCTGGCACATTCTCAGTTCGAGGCCGATATCTATACGCATCAGGGCGCTCAGATATCGCTCCTTCTGCTCGATGAGGCCACGCACTTCACCCCTCAGATGATTCGATTCATCCGGAGCCGCGTGAGACTTGGTTCTCTGCTCGTTCCGGATAAGTGGAAGAAGCATTTTCCGAGAATCATCTACACGGCGAACCCTGGAGGCGTCGGGCATCACTACCTGAAGTCGAATTTCGTCGATCTTGGCGCTGGACACGTGTTTCAAGCGCCCGAGGACGAGGGTGGGATGCTCCGAGAGTACATTCCGGCCAAAGTCGGTGACAACAAGATCCTCCTGCTGAACGACCCGGACTATCCGGCTCGATTGAAGGGCCTTGGAGACACGGCTGTGGTCGAGGCGATGCTCAACGGCGATTGGGAGATAGTCGGCGAAGGCGGTGTGGCGGATGTGTGGCGCAGAAAGTTCCATGTGATCGAACCTTTCAACATTCCGAGCAGCTGGACGATCGATCGAGGTTACGATTACGGATCTAGTAAGCCTGCGGCCTACGTGATGTTCGCCGAATCCGACGGTACGGAGTTCAAGGATCATTTGGGAAGAACGTGCTGGGTTCCTGCCGGATCGATATTCGCCATAGGTGAGGTGTACCTGGCCAATAAGCGCTACGAGGGCCTCAAGCTCACCGCCACGGAGCAAGCCAGAAGATTCAAAGCGTTTGAGATGGAGTCTGGGTACGCCGAACGGATCAAGCCTGGTCCGGCGGATAACGCGATCTTTAGCGCTGAGCCAGGTCACCGAACTGTGGACATGGACATGGCGGCTGAGGGGATCACGTTCACCAAGAGCAACAAGCGACCGGGTTCGAGAATCGAAGGGCTCCAGCTGTTCAGGACTAGGTTGAAGGCCGCCACTGAGCGACCGATGGAGAGACCAGGGTTCTTCGTGTTTAACACGTGTAGACACCTGATTCGAACGATTCCAAACATGCAAAACAGTGCCACGGATCCGGAGGATTTGAGCACAGAGGGTGAAGACCACATCTGGGACGTTGTAAGGTACCGAATTCTCAAATCTGCCAATCAAATCACGACCGCTCCGGTCACGGGGAACTGACATGCCAATCACTACGACACACCCTCACTACAGGCTCTACGAAGACGACTGGATCAATTGTCGCCAAGCCTTCGAAGGCGAGCGCGCGGTCAAGTTGGCAGGCGAGCGTCACCTGCCCAGACTGACGGGCCAGACGGAGGACGAGTACAAGGCTTACAAGAAGCGAGCCCTGTTCTACTCCATCACCTCCAAGACGCTTTCGGCGCTGGTGGGCATGGCTCTGGACGAGCGTCCGGTGATGACCTATCCGGACAAGATGAAGACGTACTTCGAGGACGACTCCGGCACTCAGTTCTACGAACTCTTCGGTACGACGGTGCAAGAGCTGCTCCTCACCGGACGATTCGGTGCGCTCGTGGACCGCCCTGTGGGAGGCGGAAAGCCCTTCATCGTGATGTATCCCACCGAATGCATCACGAACTGGCGCAGAGCCGATAACGGCGATCTGCTCATGCTTGTGCTCAGAGAGACGGTCTTCGAAGAGAACGAGATCGACGAGTATGAGCACGTCGAGAAAATCCGGTACAGGAAGCTGGAGATAATCGATGGCAAGCTCCAGATAACGGTTCACATGAGCGGCCACAAGTCGGATGTCTTCGAAGCCGGCGCTCCGACGACCGTGATCAACACCGGCATCGTGATGGATCGCATCCCATTCATCTGCTGTACGCCCGATGGACTGGACATCACTCCGTGCAAGCCGCCGATGCTGGACATTGTGAATGTGAATCTGTCGCATTACCGGACCTCTGCGGACCTCGAACACGGTCGCCATTTCACTGGGCTTCCGACTCCGTGGATCACCGGGGCTGAAGCGACCACGATGCACATCGGATCCACGAAGGCCTGGGTCATTCCCAATCACCAAGCTCGAGTAGGCTTTCTGGAGTTTACCGGTCAAGGTCTGCTCAGTCTGGAGAAGGCTCTGACCGAAAAGCAGTCCCAGTTGGCATCCATGTCGGCCAGGCTGATAGACAATTCGTCCAAGGGGTCCGAGGCCGCGGAGACTGTCCGACTGCGCTACATGTCGGAGACGGCTTCTCTGAAGACCGTCGTGAGATCGGCACAAGCTTTCATCAACGCGATCTACAAGCTCATTCAGGATATGGAATCCATCGCCGGCGATCTGAACATCGCGCTGAACATGGACTTCCTGGATGCCAAGCTCACCGCCGCTGAACTGAAGGCTCTGGCCGAGGCGTATCTCAGCGGAGCCATATCGAGAGAGATCTACCTGTACAACCTGAAAAAGGGCAAGGCTCTGCCCCCGCCCGGCGAAGATATGGGGACCATCCCGGATC